GGCTTAGCGGCACTTCTGTCGCCAATGTAATAACTTGTTACATTACCTCCATTGTGTTATACACATATTCCACGATGGATGACAATCGCCGAGCTTTCAGCTCCTTTCTTTCCATAAATGGAAGACGGGGGTCTGGAAGGTAAGCGAACTCGTCAGCCAGGGCCCTTAAATCATCAGTGTCGAACATATATTCGTCCTGCTGAGTTAAACGGTCCATCCGTTTCCGGATTCCCACAAGAACTTTACGTTCTGCGTGAGTTGGCTTACGAGAATGTGTCAGGTCTTCCAATGGACCTTCCCCGAATTTCAAATACTCGATTAAATCGGCGTATAGATCTTCGGCCCTTGTTTGTAACCGTGAGAAGTAAATACCTAGGTATCTACTTTCATAGTTATCGCAATTAATGCGAACCCACGGTGAGCTGGTATCATACCCCGGCATGCCGGGCTTGATATTGCCACTTAGTGGGTCAGAACAAAGGACCCAAACTAATTTACTATCCTTTTTATAAAGGCAGTCAATTAGCATTGGATAAAACTCAAGGCTGAAATTGTATCTAGACATAAGTATCCCGATACATGTATTAAACATGTATGGTTTCCTTAAATCCTTAACAATTCCAGGAGTGATTGGGGTTATACACTTTCCATTTAGGTAAAGTTGTTTAGCCACCTCCGCACAATTGAAATTGTTAGGAATGGATTCAACAGTTTTACCAGGATTAATATCAAGACCAAGGTCTTGACATAAGTCCTTGTAATTTCTAGCGATAACCGGATCACTCACTATTAGATCATCACCTATTAGTCGGTATTTTGCCATAGGGTTCTTAATTGAACCTTTATAAGCAGCATACTGAACTAGTAAGTGATGAGCTAAAGAGCAAAGAGGCCATGACGCGTAAGCGCCCATTGGCTGCCCGGTAGCATATGTAACCTTTACGCTTCTGTCCCATGCTAATGTAAATTGTCTCTCCGCAAGGAGAGTCCAAAATGCATTACATAGTTCAGAATCGTTTCCTAAAAGTTCCAAAAGCAATTGCTTTTGAATTTCTTTTGGGAATCTGTCAGTAAAAGCTGATAAATCAGCACAATATGCATACGACCCTTGGGCCGTAAGCTGTTGAGCAAATTTACCA